GGGGTCATGTGGACGCTGGCGGCCGCGACCATGTTCCGTCAGTCGTACGAGGCCGGTTGTTACGCCGTTCTGCTCGGTGCCTCGATCGCAGGCAACGAATGGCAGCGCCGACACCTCGAATAACCTCCGAAGGACACGCGGATGACCGATGATCCTTTCGTTTCGCTACTGGCAAGTCTTCGAGTCATCCGCCGCCGGGACGACCGCGCCGAGGCGCTGTGTCCGGCGCACGACGACAAACGCGCCAGCCTGAGCGTCGCCCGCGGCGACGAGCAACCGATCGTGCTGCACTGCCACGCCGGCTGCAGCGTCGATACGATTCTTTCGGCGCTCGGCTTGTCGATGGCGGCGGTGACGAACGGGCAACCCCGTTTGGCGAAGACCTACACCTACACCGACGAGCGGGGCGCCCCGCTGTACACAGTAGAGCGGTGGGCGTCGCCGAAGACGTTCCGGCCGTGCGCCCTGGACGGTCACTACCGACGCCCGGCGCCGGCCGACGAGGTGCTGTACAACCTGCCCGCAGTGGCGAAGATGCGCGCCGAGGGCGGCACCGTCTACATCGTCGAAGGCGAGCAGGACGTCGACACGCTCACCGACTTCGGGCTGGTGGGGACGTCGGCGATGTCGGGGGCGGATCAGCCGTGGCTGCCGCAGTTCTCCGAGGCGCTTGCCGGCTGCGACGTGGTCATCGTCGGCGACAACGACAAGCCCGGCAGGGCGCGGGCCCGGCGACTCTACAAAGAACTGGCGCCGTATACGAAACGACGACGCGCCGTGGTCGCGAGGTTCGGCAAGGACATCTCCGATCACTTGTGGGCCGGATACGACCTGGACCTGCTCCAGCCGTTGCCGAGTGAATCGGCGCTGGTCTGCTATTCGATGGCGCACGTCAAGGCGCAGCCGATGACGTGGGCGTGGGACGGGTGGATCCCGGAAGACATGTTCACCCTGATCGAGGGCGACCCCGGCGACGGAAAGTCGGTGCTCGGCGTCGAGCTCGCGGCGCGATGGTCCACAGGTATGGCGATGCCGGACAGCGCGGCCGGGTTCGGCGAACCGGTCCGGGTCGGGCTGATGTCCGCCGAGGACGACGTGGCGCGGGTCATCAAACCGCGGCTCATCGTCGCCGGTGGCGACCCGAACGGCATCGTCTATCTCGCCGGGATGCCGATGGGCGACGGGTACCTGCGCACCCCGGATCTCGGCCTCGACCTTGCCGCGATCCGGGAGACGATCGAAACCGAACAGCTACGGGTGTTCATCCTCGACCCGCTGATGGCCTACATGGGAAGCGTGAAGACCGCCATCGACAGCGAGGTGCGGAAGACGCTCGCCCCGCTGCGGACGATCGCCGAGGAGTGTCACTGCGCCATCGTCGCGATCCGGCACCTACGGAAGACCGGCGGGAAAGCCGTCTACAGCGGCGGAGGATCTATCGCGTTCACCGGTGCGGCCCGGGCGGTGCTCCTCGTCGGCCGCAATCCGGGCGACGACGAGCAGCGGGTCCTCGCCATGACGAAGTCGAACGTCAGCGCGGCCCCACCGGCATCGTTGGGGTACCACGTCGTCGCCGATGTGTGCGACGGGATCGTGGCTCCCCGGGTCCAGTGGGACGGCAGTGTGGCTGTGACGGCCACTGAACTACTGGCCGCGGACACGTTCGGATCCACGGTGTCCGGGGAGATCGCTTCGGAGCTCGTCGAGATCCTCGCCGATGAGCCGGCGGGGTACGACACGATCCGGCAACGGCTCGCTGCGGCCGGGGTGGACTGCAACCCGAAGACGCTCCGCAGTGTGTTACGCACAGTAGCGGTGAAGATCCGCACTGGTGCAGGCAAGGACAACACGGTGTGTTACCGGCTCCGGTCAGCGTCTGTGCCCGCCGGTCCGCTGTTGGCGGCGCAGGACGGGGTTCACAACCCTCAAGTGAAAAGTGATTTGCCCTTATTAGAGCCAAACACTTTTCACTTGAGGGTTGTGTCGGATCTAGCGTCGAACGCATCAGATCCGACGCTCGGATGTTCGGTGTGCCGAACCGCGACGGACGTCGTTTTCTGGGATGACGTCGCCGAATGGCGCTGCCAGAGCCACAATCCACTGACCTACCGGGACTCTCCGTGACTGCCTTCCGGGTACTCGATGCGCCACGACCTCTCGTCTACGATCCTGAACCACAGCCTTGCCGTCACTGTCGGTTACCGTGCCGGTGGCGGGACCGGCAGTCGACGGCGATGCACCCGGCGTGCTCGGGCTGGACCGAGGCGCTCACCGATCAGGCGCTGGCCCGACTCGTCTACGCACTGGTCCGGACGGGTGCGGTCAAGAGCGTGGCGGTGCTCGATGCTTCCGAGCCCGAGCGAGCCGCCCTGCCGAACTATCACGTCGGTCCGTGCTCATGGTGCTCGAAGCCAGGTATCGGCATCACCGCAGATGTGCTGCTGCACTGTGCCGCGCACATGTGGCCGCCCTACCGGGGGCGGTCATGACCGGCCCACGGATCGGTTCTCTGTGCTCCGGTTACGGCGGACTGGATCTCGCGGTCCTCGCCGTGTACGGCGGCACGATCGCCTGGCACGCCGAGACCGATCCGGCTGCCTGCACGATCCTGGCCCGTCACTGGCCCGGTGTGCCGAACCTCGGCGACATCACCGTCGTCGACTGGTCCACGGTCGAACCCGTCGACGTCCTCGCGGGCGGAACGCCCTGCCAAGACCTGTCCGAAGCGAAGGCCGATACGAGGCGAGGACTCCGTACCGGGACGCGCTCGGGACTGTGGACGGTGATGTGTCATGCCATCGACGCACTACGACCCGGACTCGTCGTCTGGGAAAACGTCGTTGGGGCGCTCGCGGCCGGCGCCGACAGCGACCTACAACCCTGCTCGGGATGCGTGGGAGACGACGCAGCTCTGTCTATGCGGGCACTCGGCCGTGTTCTCGCAGACCTGGCCCGAGTCGGGTATGACGCGCAGTGGTGTTGCGTATCGGCTGCCGACGTCGGGGCGCCGCACGAACGACGACGCCTGTTCCTCACTGCCTTCCGTACCGACGCCGCTGGCGCGCGACGGGGATCATGGCCGCCTGTTCCGAGGTCGCATGCCCGGATGGAACAAGGTCGATCTGACGAAGTGGTTGCAGGATCGGATGTTGGAGCGCTGGCGCGATGGGGGGGGGCTTACGCCGGGCAGCTCGAACGATGGGGACGCGTCCTCGACCGACCCGTGCCCGACCCTGTGGAAGCAGGCACGGAAGACGACCCACGAATGAGCGCACGTTTCGTCGAGTGGTTGATGGGTCTGCCGGATGGCCACGTCACCCAAACCAACGTCAAACACGCGGCGCAGCTTCACGTCCTTGGTAACGGCGTCGTGCCGCGACAAGCCGAGATGGCCCTGCGCCACCTTCATGCCGTTCGGGGGCGGTCATGACCACCACCACACTCGCCCTGGTCGCGATGCTGCTGGCGGCAGTCGCGACCTATCACAACATCTGGAGGCAATCGCATGACGACATCCCCGACGACCCCTGGCTCGACCGGTTCGGCACCGGCTACGAAGGACAACACCGCGACTGACCAGAAAGGACGCCCGATGATCGAGGAATCCGAGATCACACTCAAGCGCATCGAACGCCGGATCATCGAGATCCGAGTGGAAGGCACCGCGCCGTTGATCATGTCTCGCTTCTCCGAGAAGGCAAAGCAACAGATGCTCGACGCACAGATGGGGAAAACCCGCACGAAGAAGGAGCCGAAAGACCCGGAGCAGGAGTACCTGCGGTCGATCCACCGTCTAGCCGACGACAGTCCAGGATTCCCCTGCGTTGCGTTCAAGGCCGCCACGATCGGCGCGGCTCGCTACTTCGAGGGCATCACCATGACGACGCTTCGCCGCGGGATGTTCTTCATCGGCGAGGGACCGGACCAGCTCGTCCGCATCCTCGGCGAACCGAAGCGTCGCGAGGACATGGTGCGCATTGCAGGCAAGACAGCGGACCTGCGGTTCCGGGCGCAGTTCGACGAATGGCAGGCGATTCTCCGCATCGCGTACGTGCCGATCGTGGTCTCGCATGAGTCCCTGGTCGCACTGGTCGACGGCGGCGGGATGAGTGGTGTCGGTGAGTGGCGGCCGGGGAAGTCGGACTCGGGTTCGTACGGCACGTACCGCGTGGTCGGCGATGATGAACAGTCGAGCTGATGATCATCGTCTCGGAAGTGCTCGAGGAGACCTACAAGCGGCACGGTCGTCTGACGCCTCAGATCGTGCTCGACGAGGCGACACCCGAGGACGCGCCGCTGCACGCACGGTTCGAATGGGACGACCAAAAGGCGGGGCACGGCTACCGGCTGGATCAGGCTCGCTCGTTGATCCGCACCGTGAAGCTGAGGGTCATCGCCGACGAGGTGTACGACGTCCGGAAGTACGTCTCCATCCCGGCAAAGGCCGACGATCCTCTTGCGGCTCGTAGCTACGTCGCCGCAGACGAGATGACGCCTTCCGAGCGGGAGTTCGCGCTGCGGCAGATGAAGATCGACTGGCGCATCTTGCGGAGAAGGTGGAGCCGATACGACGAGTTCTGGGGACTCGTCACGACGGAAGCGAACAGCGCCTAGGCCGGTCTGGTAGGGCAAGGCCGGGCAAGGTTCGGCACGGCAAGGCGCCGCAAGGTACGGCAGGTAGGGCAAGGCGCGGTCTGGCTCGGCAGGGTACGGCGCGGCAGGCGGGGTTCGGTTTGGCTGGGCGTGGCTCGCCCCGGCGAGGTGGGGTACGGCAGGCGCGGTTAGGTTCGGCCAGGTACGGCGCCGTCGGGTCAGGCGCGGCGAGGCACGGCAGCTGCGGCAGGGCGAAGTTAGGCGCGGTGGGTATTGGAAAGGCATGGCAGGCGTGGCAAGGCAGGGCAACGGCGGTGTGCTCGGGCACGGCAGGGCTTGGTACGGCAGGCATGGTTGGGTCCGGCCTGGTCTGACTTGGCGGGGTCGGGTACGGCGACGTACGGCAGTTTCGGTTAGGTGCGGTTAGGTACGGCTCGGCATCGCCCGGCATGGCACGGCTCGGTGTTGCAGATACGGCGCGGCCTGGTCCCGCGTGGAACGGCGAGGTATGGCAGGTCGGGTCTGGTTAGGTACGGCCAGGTGCGGTGAGGACAGCGCGGCGAGGTACGGCAGACGTGGCACGGCGTGGCACGGTGCGACTCGTTTCGGTTCGGCGTGACTGGGTGAGGTGCGGCAGGCACGGCCTGGCGGGGCGCGGTACGGCTTGGCCCTGTCTGGTGCGGTTAGGCGAGGTACGGCAGGCGCGGCATGGCATGGCGAGATAGGGCCGGGCGAGGTTGGGTGCGGCGGGTCTGGGTACGGCACGGCAGGCGAGGTGAGGTTCGGCCCAGCTCGGTGCGGTCGGGCTTGGTTTGGCACGGCACGGTACTTCTCACCATTCACCTGAGGAGGACCACATGCCCGACACCGAAATTCACGCCACGATCTCGTTCAACGTCACCGGGAAGCCTGCACCACAGGGCAGCAAACGTCTCATCAGCGGGCGCATCTTGGATGACTCGATCCACCTTGCCAGCTGGCGCAACGCGGTCGCCGTGACCGCTCACGATCAGCACGTCCCGATGTTCACCGACGCGGTGATCGTCGGGTTGATGTTCCGCCTCGTCCGGCCGCGATCGGTGACGGTGAAGCGCCGCAGGCTCCCGCAGGTCCCGCCCGACCTGGACAAGCTGATGAGGTCCACGTTCGACGGTCTGGTGATGGGGCAGCTGCTCGTCGACGACGCCCTGGTGTGTTCGGTGTGGGCGTCGAAGCGGTACTGCGCCGAGGACGAGTTGCCGGGTTGCGAGATCGTGATCGAAGCGCTGCCGTGAAGCGCGACAGTCTGGTGGCGTTGTACGTGATGCGTTACGGCGCGGACGGCCCGGTGATCGAAATCCTCGCCGAGCCGCTGTACCTCGACCGTGAACCGTTCGCGCTCGACGTGGCCGGGCCGATCAACGTGCAGCTGCAACGTCACGGTGGACGCCGCGTTCCGTTGGAGCTCATGTACCTGGGTCGGGACTGCACCGAGGTCTACCATTGGGCTGCACCGTCGGGTCCGGTCGGTCTGTGGCCGGGTGACTCGCTGCACGCCGACCACTGGCCCGAAGGGACCGCGGTGTTCGTCGAGTTCCACCGCGCGTCGGAGAGCGCAGGTTGGTGTTCAGTCGTCGAGGACGGGTCATGAAAGCCAAGCGGCGTAAGCAACTTCCCGCGTCGGCGTTCGCCTACCCGAAGCAGCGGAAGTACCCGATCGACACCCCGGCCCGTGCCAGTAACGCGCTGGCCCGAGCGGCGCAGTCGAACACATCCGGGACCTATACCCACGTCGCGAAGGCGGTGCGCGCCCGGTACGGGAACGCGATCGCGAGTGTCGGCACGGAGCGGGGCACGGTGACTGCACCGGGGTACCGCAAGCGTCGCGGGAAGAAGTGACCGGGTGCGCCTGCTGGTGTGTGGGTCGCGTACGTGGGAAGACCCTGACCCGATCTCGGCGCTGATCGTCGGCTACGGCGTCCTGTCCCGCAGAAGGTCGGAGAGATTCGTGGTGATCCACGGCGGCTGCCGGACGGGCGCCGACGCGCACGCGGCCTGGTCGGCGCATCGGTGGGGTGTGGAGCAGATCGTGGTCCCGGCGGAGTGGGATCGGGACGGGCGCCGCGCCGGACCGGACCGCAATCAGCGGATGCTCGCCGAGTACCCGGAAGTCGCGTGGGCCTTCCGGAACGCGGGATCGTCGCGGGGCACCGACGACATGATCGACCGGGCGCGACGAGCGGGAGTATCGACGTACGTCGTCAGCGCGGCCACCGTCGAGGGTGATCGGTCTACGCTTGTGCGGGACTCACCCAAAGGAGTCGGCCGATGACCCTCGCCTTGTTCACGTCATCCGAACCGGCTCCGGCATATACCTATCTGGACCTGACCGTCGAGCAGTGGCACGAGATCGGTCGCCGGAACCTCGCGGTGCAGCGCATGCGGTGCATGAAGTACATGGACTTGTACGACGGTGGGATCAACGCCACGATGATGAGCGGCGAAAGCAGGCAGTTGTTCCGCCGACTGATGAAAGAGGCCCGCACCAACTGGTGCGAATTGGTGGTCAACTGCGTGGCGGAGCGTCTCGCCGTGCAGGGTTTCAGCTTCGGTGACCCGGACACTGACGCACTGGTATGGGACATCTGGCAGGCCAGCCAGATGGACGCAGATTCGGAGATGGTGCAGACCGACGCGCTGGTGTGCGCGAACTCGATCTGCGGGGTGTGGCCGGACGACAACAACCCGATGGGCGTGACGATCTACCCCGAGCATCCGATGCAGATGGTGCTGCTGTACGCGCCGGGGAAGCGCCGGAAGCCGATCGCCGCGTTCAAGTCGGTCCTCGATATCAACGGGTTCGGCACGGCGTCGGATTCGGAGGAGGACGTTCTCATCACGCCGGACGCGGCGATCACCTGGCTCGGGTCACGGGGACCGGTAGGCCAACCGAACCCGACCGGGATCGTCCCGTACTCCGACGTGGTTCCTGCGCCGCGCACGATCGGGCCGCCGCGGTCGGAGCTGCACGCGGCGGCGACGATCCAGCAGCGCATCAACACGACGACGTACAACAGGTTGGTGGCGACAGACTTCGGGGCGTTCCGACAGGTCACCGCGACGGGTGTGAAGGTGAAGGGCGCGGATGGCCGGCCGGTTCCGCCGTTCAACGTGGGCGCGGATCGACTGCTGGCGAGCGAGAACGAGAACGCGAAGATCGGTGTCATCCCCGAGTCGAGTCTCCGCGGCTACATCGACGCCGTGAAGGAAGACGTCGCCGCACTGGCGGCCATCACTCAGACACCGCCGCACTACCTGCTGGGTCAGATCGTGAACGCTTCCGGGGATGCGTTGAAGGCCGCCGAGTCGGGTCTGGTCTCGAAGGTCCAGCGCCGCGCGGCGCACATCGGGGAGGCGTGGGAGGAAGTCGCGCGGCTCGCGTTGGGGTTCATGGGCCATCCCGGCGCGGTGAACTTCTCCGCTCAGGTGATCTGGAGAGACTTCGAGACCCGCAGTGAAGGTGTCGTCGTCGATGCGTTGACGAAGATGGCGCAGCTCGGCGTGCCGCGTGACGTGCTGTGGGCGAAGTGGGGCGCGAGCCCGCAGGACATCGAGGCATGGAAAGCGATGGAGCCCGTCGAGCCGGTCACCGTACCGGCCGCACCGACCGGAGGAGTACAGACGGCATGAGCGAACCCACCCAGCCGGCCGAACCGGTCGAGGCGACGGAACAGGCAGCTCCGGAGGATCCGGAAGAGCGGATCAAGCACCTGACGTCGAAGTACGAGATCGAGCGCAAGCACCGGAACAAGGCCGAACGGGAACTCGCGCAGCTACGGAACAGTCAGCTCACCGAGTCGGAGAAGGCCGTCGAGGAAGCGAAGGCCGTAGGCCGCAAGGAAGGCGCCCGGTCGGCGGGTGTGCGACTCGTCGCCGCCGAGTTCCGGGCGAAGGCCGCCGAGGCGAAACTCCCCAGCGTCTCGACGTTGTTGGATGTCATCGACCTCACGAAGTTCGTCGACGACGCGGGTGAGCCGGACACCGAGATGATCCAGAACGCAGTCGACAAGATCGCCGAAGGTCTCGCGGCCGCCGAGAACGGCCGCGGTAAGGTGCGAGCGCCGGAGATCCCGAAGGGTGTCCACCCGAAGATCGTCGACGAGGATTGGCTTCGGTCGAAGATCGACCAGGGGGGCTAGTCTGGTCGGTGATGCCCGTGACGGTCGTACCGGCGGGCAGCCGGTAGCCGAATCCGGGCGGGGGGATCGCGCGTCGATCTCTCGGCTTGACTTCGTCATCCGGGCCGTGACGGTGGTACCGCCGGCCTGAGGGTCGCCGAAGTCGGGATGCAGCAAAGCGGCGTCATCCTTTGCTGCCTCCCGAAAGGGCTGCCGTCATGGCCGGCTCCATCGACTTCTCTGGCATCATCCCTGCTTCGACTGCGGCGGCGATCCTCGGCGTCGTCCAGAAGGAATCCGCGGTACTGACACTCGGGCAGAAAGTGCCCATGCCCACCGGTGTCACCGAGATGCCCGTGCAGACCGGTCTGCCGGTCGCGGGCTGGGTGGCGCAGGCGGGTGGGCGTAAGCCGTTCACGGACCTGTCCGTGGCGATGGAGACGATGAAAGCCGAGGAGATCGCGGCGGTCGTCTCCATCCCGCAGGCGTACCTCGACGACACCTCCGTCAACCTGTGGGGTTTCGTTCAGCCTCAGCTCGCGTCGGCGATCGCACGCGCGCTCGACAACGCGGTGCTGTTCGGCACCAACGCCCCGGCCAGCTTCCCTGTCGGCGGCATCACCAGCGCCACCTATTGCCAGACCGCGACCGCGACAGCCGGCGACGACGCCGCGACGACCGCGAACGATGCGATGGCACTCGTCGAAGCGCAGGGTCTTCCCGTCACCGGGCACGTCGCCGACATCCAAGCCCAGGCTGTGCTGCGGAACCTCCGCGACAACACCGGGGCGTTCCTGCTGGGGCCGAGCGCCGTGCAGGCCAGCGGTCTGCAGACGTTCTGGGGATACCCGATCACCTGGGACCAGTTCCCGGCGACCGTCACCAAGGACTTCGTCACCGGGCACTGGCCGGCGCTGCAGATCGGTGTGCGTCAGGACATCACGTACGCGATCTCCGATCAGGCCGTCGTCGCGGACGCCACCGGGAAGGTTCTGATCTCCGCGTTCCAGGACAACACGGTGATCATGAAGGCTCACGCGAGGTTCGGCATGATCGTCACGAACCCGCCGACGGAGAAGGTCCCGGCCGGCGCGAAACCGTTCGCGAACGCTGCACTGGTCTGATCCCTATGACCGCGCCTCTCGTCACGGGCTGGGAAACGTGGGCGCCGCCGCTCGACCCTCCCGCGAGCGGCGGGCTCTCGGCTGACCTGGCGCTGAGCATCGCCGAGTTGTCGTACTGGCCGGAAAGCCCGCACCTGACGGCGGCTCTGCAGTGGGAGGCGTACGCGGCGACGCTCGAACCGACGCTGCCGGTGTCCACTGTCTCCACGGGGGCGCAGTCGGTCGGGTTCGACCCGGCGGCGGCACCTGGCCCGTACGGTGCGGCGATCCGGCAGGCGCAATGGCACCGGTCGTTCCTGTCCGACCTCATGTCGGTGCCGCTGTACACCGACACCGCCCCCGGCGGCGCAGCCGAGTCGTACCCAGAATGGGTCGGCCCGCCAGGCCCGGCGGGAACACCTGGAGCGCCTGGAACACCGGCTGGCTCGGCGTACCTGTTCGAGTACGACGACTTCGCCGCGGGTTCGGGAACACCACCAACGTCGGGGCAGGTGCAATCCGACAATGCCGACCCGACGCTGGTGACGAAGCTGTCGATCGCCACCGACACAGCGTCGGGAAGAGACGCGGCGCGGTACATGTCGAACCTCGCGGCAGGTGACTCCATCGACATCCAGGACGAGGACGACAGCAGCAAATTCGTGACGTACCTCGTCACCGGTCCCGAGGTGTCGTTCGGCACGTACATCGAGGTACCTGTGTCGTGGGTGTCCGGTGGGGGTCCGTGATGGCAGGCGTCGTCGTCGGTGTCACTCGCGCCGCCATGCTCGGCGGTGTCGGACCTCCCGGCCCACCTGGGCCACAAGGCGATCCCGGCCCACCCGGCGATCCGGGTCCGAAGGGCAATCCCGGCCCACCGGGTATCGGTGCACCAGGTGAACCAGGACCACCCGGCCCGTCCGGCCCTCAGGGCGATCCGGGTCCGCAGGGCATCGGTGTGCCGGGCACCCCAGGTGACCCGGGACCGCAGGGTCCACCTGGGCCTGCGGGACCGCAGGGCTTGCAGGGCGATCCCGGTCCTGCGGGTGGGCCTCCCGGCCCGCAGGGCGACCCCGGACCCACCGGACCCGCCGGACCCGCAGGTGGCACTGGACCCGCCGGGCCGCCAGGACCAGCGGGCAGCGACGGTGCACCCGGCCCGACCGGTCCTACCGGGGCCACCGGACCGGCGGGGCAGGGCCTTCCCGGCCCACCCGGACCGGCGGGCAGCGACGGAGCCGTCGGGCCTACCGGTGCCACTGGGGCCACCGGACCGGCCGGGCCGCAAGGCAACCCCGGCCCCGCAGGTGATCCCGGTCCGAAAGGTGACACCGGAGCCGACGGTCCGCAAGGTGTCGCCGGTCCACCCGGTGGCGCCCTGTACCCGACAGTCACTGCGTTCGCGAACCTGCCGACCGCATCAACGAACACGTCGAAGACGTACTACGTCACGAACGTCAACGTCGTCTACGTGTCCGACGGGGCGGCGTGGCGGGTCCAGTACGGCAATACTTTCACCCGCGACATCTCGAGCCTTCTCGACAGTGGATTCAAACTGTCATCGGCGACGGGTTATCTGCGGCTCCGCCGAACCGGGAACCAGGTGTTTATGTCCGGGCGGCTCCAGCGGGTGGCCAGCTCGGGAACGATCGTCGGAGTACCGGTCGCGACGATGCCCGCCGGGTTCCAGCCGTTCGACAACATGAACCTGTTGGGCTGGGCGCGGAAAACCCCGAACAACCTCAACGGGTTCGTTGCCAACGAATCCGTCCAGGCGCGTATCGACATCATCTTCCCCACCGGTTCCGGTAACTACGTCGCCGACGACTACGTCAACTTCACGGCGACGTGGTGGACCGAGAACGCTTGGCCGACAACACTTCCGGGCGTGTGATCACGATGCTGCTTCTCGCGCCGGACACCGTCGACCTCCACGGACCATCGTCCACAGAGGATAAGTACGGCTGGGCACAACCAGACGACGGCGTCGTGTGGACCGGGCAGGGGAACCTGCAGCTCGCCGGTGGGACATCAGATCCGCGGGCTGCTGAAGGCGGTGGCGGTGGGCCGTATCAGCCGCGGTACAACTCGCTCGGGCAGCTCTATCTACCGGCCGACGCACCGGTCACTGAAGGTGCCATCGCCGACGTCGGCAGCAAACAGTACGTGCTGTCGCAGACCCGGATCGTCGCCGACCCGGTGAACCTCGGCCTCGACTGCTGGGTGTGCACCGTCACGGAGGTGACGTCATGGGAACAGTGACGTATCGGATCCTCGACCGGACCGCACCGAAGCGGGTCGTCGACCCGTCGATCAGCCGCGTGTCAACCGAGGTGATGCACGCTGCGCAGGCACGCTCACCGGTCGAGTCGGGTCGGCTCCGCGCCGGCTGGACGGTGCGCAAGGTCGGCGTGGCCCGCTACGTGGTCGCCAATCCGGTGCCGTACGCGAAGTTCGTCGAGTACGGCACGAAGGACACACCGGCGCATCCGATGATCGGCCCGGCGCTACTCACCGCGAGGCAACGCTATGGCCGTTGACGTCGCCACCCAGCCGGACGTCGAAGCCCACGTCTGGGCGCAGCTGCGGCCCATCGGCGGGGTCCGATCGTGGGTCGACGGCTCCACCATGGACTACCCGCCGTGGCAGTGCCGGTTCGAGTTCCAGGTAGACGCCCGCGCATCGGACCGTGTGCTGGCGAGGGAACGTGCATGGCAGGCGTGCTACGTGATGCTCGGGTTGCCGGACATCACGTGGGACGACGGAGTGATCACCTACGTGCAGCCGACTGTCGGGCCGTCATGGTTTCCCGACAGTGATGGCCCGCCGAGGTATACCGCCCGGTACGAGGTGCGTTGCCACCCGGCCGGTCTTGTTCCTGTCGCCGCAGCGGCAGGGCTTTCCGAGATGGAGGGTTCGTCATGACAGCACCGGCGCTAGCCGCCGAGAATGTGCTTCTCGGTCTCAACAACGGGGCAGGCGTGTACATCGGACCGGCAGGTTCGGATCTGCCGACGACATTGACCGATCCGTTCGCGACACCGTGGGAAGCCGTCGGCTACATCTCCGACGACGGCGTGACCCTGTCCGCGTCGACGGAGTCCGACACTCTCACGCCGTGGCAGTCGACGAGTCCCGTCCGGACCATGATCACCGGCAAGTCGCTCGAATTGCAGTTCGTGATGTGGGAGACGTCGCCGTTGACACTCGGCCTGTGGTTCGACGTCACCCCGCCGACAGCGACCGCCGGGTTGCTGAACTTCGACGTGCGTTCCGACAGCGGCGGGCTGCTGTACGCGGTCGCGCTCGACGTGAAGGACCAGAGCACCGTGTTCCGGGTCGTGTTCCCGCGCGCGCAGCTGTCCGACTCCGGTGACGTCACGTTCTCCCGCGGTTCGGCGATCGGCTGGGACGCCACCCTGTCGGCGCTCGACGACAACGGCCGGCTCGCCGAGATCATGATGACGGCGGCGGCGTGATGGGTGACGTCTACGACCTCGACGCCGCGAAAGCAGCGCAACGCGAAGCACTCGGCGAACCGTTCACGTTCTCCTACGCCGGGGAGAAGTATCAGCTGCC